CGGCGGAGCAGAAGCTCAACGCCACTAGCGCAAGGAAGACACAATACCCTTCGGGATATTGCCAGACCTCTTGACCCTACGGTCAAGAATCCTCTGGTAGTTTAACGAGTTACTTAGCTCGTTATGGTTCCTTAACCCAACCCCTGGATCCAAGGTGCTTTCCAACGCACCTTGACTTCAGTCGAACGTTCTAGTCCATAGACGCTCGAGGGCTTAGCCCATGGGTCGGGAAGGAACCCTCCCGAAGTAGAAAAGAAAATTTGTATTTTCCTTTCCACGTCCCGAATAGTGGATTCGTACTTCATGTTTGATCCAAGCATGAACGTCGAACCCACTTTTCGTCCGAATCTCTGGCTCGCCATCCTCACAGAGGGGGCGGACGGGTCCAAAGATCCGGGGGGAGCTCTAAAATAGAACTCCACGGAACGTACACGGCTCACGGATTGTCTATATCCCTCTTTGAGAGATATACGGCGTTCCGCTGAGTCGGTTAACGCACAGTTGGACAGGAGTTCCAATCCTTCAGATCGCCATTGCGAATCTGCGGAAAGGACCTTCTTGACCCAATCGGCGGCTGATTTGTCTAGTAAAGACTGGCCAGACGCGCCGAGTGGGGCAAGTCCTAAACCAATGATCAACTCCTCTTTAGGACGTTGTGAAAGGTAGGACAGCCACTGTGCGTGGCGCAAAGAAGCTCTCTTGGGGGAAATGGCTAAGCCAATTCCTCCATAAGCTTCGGGTGCGCCCAAAGGCAACCCAAGTCGTTGTGCAAGCATCCACGTATAATAATACGGGGATAACTTCCAAAAGAACTTGGGTATCCTCCTGGTTGGGCGTGACGGGTCACCGCCAAAGGCGGTGGGTTGTGAAACCCACGTTACGTGACCCTTACTTCCTCCAGGAGGTGCCACCAAAACTGACGTAGGCCAGAAAGGAACTTCGAAACCGTTCTGAAGAGGGATTTCAGCAATGATACCCCTCGACGGATGGTAGAAGCACTTTTTCCATGAAACTTTCACGGAAAGCTCTTCCAACTTTGTATAATACAAAGTTCGCCGAGCCCTGGTCCAGCGCGGGAGTACGGCGTCATCGCCTATTCCCTTCAGCTTGGCATCGGTACGATTCAAACCACGATACCATCTCCTACGCTCCTTGGGAGTGTAGGGGTAAACCTCAAGTGTCTGCTCTGCGGAACACAGGGTAACCAGCATGAGGGGGGGGAAAGATGTGGGATCTCCCATCATCTGCCCCGTGGTAGTAATCGTACCAGGTAGGCCGTTCAGGTCGTCGAGCCAGTCATTCCAATAAAGGAGTATGTCCTCGGCGTGACCCAGACCTGTTAGGCCAGGCCCCATTTTCTTGATTTTAACGCCGTGAAACATCTCGGCGTGTTTATCATCAAGCAATGGGGCCTTCGGATAGTGTGTTAGGAGTGACACGGGCTCACAAAGAGTCGGGTCACAGGTGAGGATCTTCTTGGGGCCAAACAGCTTGGAAAACCAACGTCTGTACGGCGCCAGCGAAGAGTAGCGCTCAGCTAACTCCTCGTAGAAGCCCCTTGTTAACCACTCCGGATGGTAGTCGGTGGCGGCTGTAGCGTCCTGGGAATCCCAAGGACCTTGCTCGCCCCTCATATCCACCCGGAGGTCTCCTCCTAACGCCTCCGAAAACCTCGGGTCGCGAATCATAACATGGTCCGCGACTCGACGAAGGATTTGTTGAACAAGGTTCACTGCTGTTAATGAACAGGTAGGAAACCTTGTCTTCAAACCCTTCTCTTCTGCCACTATTGGGAGAATGGGTACGTACGTAATGTTTCCCATTACGTACTCCACCGCTATCTTCAAATAGTCTTGCAGATACTCGCCGC